TCACGACACCTCCGGCGTTTCAATCACCGCCCCGCCCGGCCCGAACGTCAGCGTGACCGCCCCATCGACCGCGCCGCCACCGGACGGGACGCCGTTTGCCGACCGGGTTTCGTATCCGGCCACACGTGATCCCGAGAAGGCGATGGACGCCGTCCCCTGAGCGAGGTAAAACGGCATCGCCCCGCAATGCTTGGGATTTAGCGCCAACGCCCCGGCGCCGACCGCTTCCGGGGTGTAGTCGGAAAACCAGTCCCAGATCGGCTGATATTTCTCCGTCGTGATCACGCGCGGCCATCCTGGGTAAGCGACCTGATAGCCAGCCTGTGACAGCTTCCCAATGTATTCCTCGACTTCTTCGACGGAGTCGGGAGGGTTCGAGCTTGGATAGAGTCCAATTGAAACCATCATCCGCTCGCGCAGATGCGGATAGGCCTCGATGAAGTCGTCGACCGTGTCTGGCTTCTCCCGCCACCACGGCTCCGGGCTGTAGCGGTAATATAACCAGGCATAGAGGAAGTCGGCGCGCCCGTCTTGAAGCATTGCTGCGTAATCCTGGCCGTAGCGACGGCTGTTTTTCGACAGATCGCGGGTGTACCAGGCCCCATCCGCCCCGCGAAACTTGTTTATCCCGTCCCAAGCAGGAGAGTCTTTATTTTGCATGGAGACGAACGAGTCGACCTCGACGCTTGCTCCAAGCAGTTTACCGTGCGCGTGGAGCATGTCAGCCATCAAGCCGAGCGCATAGTTGGTCTGCCAGACCTTCCATGACCACAGCGTCTCGTCGTCGCAGTCGTAATCTCCGTTCGCCTTGCGGGCAAACTCGATCAGCGCGGAGAGTCCGCTTGCCTGTCGCCATTCGTTGTAGAGGATAAGGTCGTTTGGCGAATACGAATACTTATATCCGACAATCAACTCGGAGCAGATAACTCCGGCACAGTCGTATTGATCAGCATAAAGCCCGGCCAGCGTTAGCCACTGATCGAGTATCGTAACAACATCCCCGCCCCATCTTGCTCCGAGCGTCGTGCATGTCCAAAATCCTGGGTAGTTTGTCAAATAGTGATATTGATAGTCGTAAGCGTTTCCGTCCTCAACAATCGGGTCATAGTAGGCTGGCGAAAAATCATGCACGGCGCGATTGATCGAACGATACGCGACGCCGTCCGCCATTTCGTAATACCAAGAGCGTCCAAACCGGATTGCACCATCCGGCCCTATCCCAATGTGATTTTGATTGATTCTTAACCACTTGCTGTTAAAAATCGTCACTTCGATAAAATAGTTAAATTGACTTAGTCGTTGCGCCAAAACCGACTGAGAAATATCTTTTCTGATTCCTGTTCGCATCACGTCAATATAACTCACGCCGCTATCGTGCACGGCGTTTCCCCATCCCCACCAATAGTCGGTCATCCTAACTTTCGCCGCGTTCAACCCACCGCCAGCAACAATGATATTGGTCACGTTACCCTGCGTGAGTTTGTCGGTCACGACACCCATGTAATGCAGCGGTTCGTCCGCCATCAGCTCGCCGCCAAACGAGATATGGGGAGTCGTTCCCCAGTGCATCGGCGTCTCGGTAAACTGGATCTGGCGGGTCGTCGTGGCCATCTTGAGCGTGTCGAGATACATCTCCTGAAGCGCGCCGTCGTGCGACCCGTAGCCATCGCGAATCGGGCAGATGGTCATTTGCCCGCGTCCGACCGTGTTATCTTGCTCTAGCATCACGATTCGCGAAAAAATGGCGACACCAGGGCTGTTTTCGTCAACATTCGCGGCGTTAAGCGACACATCGCGAACTTGCCTATCGCCAATCAACGCCAACGAGCATACCGAATCACTTCGCCCAGAAACAGGATATGTGCAACGAAACGTCTTCCCGCTGTTTGCAGATGTCCAGGCGTTATCCGTCCAGGCCACCACCACCTTCCCCGATAGGCTTGTCGTTATCGTGTAATTTTCAGGGTCGATCAGTAATTTTTTGACGATGACGATTTTGATTTGCTCAAAACTCGTCAACGTTCGAGACGATACATCGATAGTGACGGCTTTATCTTCACTGTTATAGCGAAGAATCCGATACGCCTCTGGCTCGCCACCGACATTCTCAACCGACTGCACCGATTTAACGAACAGTGTCGTCTCTGGAAATTCAATGTTCGATATTGCGTGCCCGCCAAAATCCTCGAAATTGTCTGCGAGGGTTGCCGTGATCGTCTCATAGTCGTAAACCCAGACTTCTGCATCGACAGGGATCGAGGTGACGCTTAGCGGTGATTTTTGCAGCTCCATGACGATCCAGCACGTCTCAACGCCAGTGTCTTTGTCGGTGCTGCAATACTGGACAGGGGCAAACACGATACGAACGCGATCTGTCACATTGCTGACGCGAGGAAGCGTCACAGACGCATAACTTCCAAGTGCCGTCGTCCGTTGTCTGGCATGCGGGACTGGTGTCCCAATCTTCTTGAGTTGAAAGGTTCCAGCTCCAGGTGTATCCGTTTTTTGCGTATAAAAGAACAAATTCTCAAGATGCCAATCGAAGGCGGCATTGGTCAAAATTTCGATCCCGATCCCTTCGAGTTGTGTGATCCCTTCAGGCAGAAACTCGACATATCGACCATCCCCCCAGGGCAATCGCATCAAGCGCTGCTAACATTAGCGGGTACCGATGTATCAGCGTCGCCCTTCCTCTGAGGCGACTCGAAGAGCAATTTCGACAGGTAGGACTCGTCCCAACCGGCTTTCAAGCGTTTGTTCTGGATGCCGAGCTTGGTGCCGTCATTCTTGAGGCGCGAGAGGGCGAGGTGACGCAGGACGGCAAGATTCTCGCGCGCCACCGGATCGCGGACACGGCACTCATCCTCACGAAAGGCGATATCGAGATTCCAATGCAACCCGTTTTCGATGCCCCAGTGACCGCGTACTGCGTGGGCAAAGCGCGCGGCGCTGGTGCCGATGCTGCCAATGAAATAGCGGGTCTCGACCGAGACCTTGCCGGCGACCTCACGGCGCGATTCAACCATGCCGATCATGTTCATTGCCTCCCACGAGGCGCTGTGCGGCACGCCGGAAAGATCGCCCAAGGTTTGGTAGCGACGGGTTTCGAGACGACCATGCCCTCGCTCGACGGTTTCGAGGAATGCCGAATCGACACCGGCGTAGCCTCTGGCGTCGGCGTCGATGAACGCCTCCTCGACCTCGGCGGCCAGCGTTTCCTGGTTGCCTTTGAGCGCGAGCACATAGTCCCCTCCCTGGTGGATGATCTGCGCGGCAATCTTGGTCTGGCAGCCCATGGCGTCGATGGTGACGATGCAGCCCTCCAGCTTCAGCCACTCCAGCAGACGTGGAATGGCCGTGATCTCATTGGATTTGGCGTCGGTGGCGACCTGTCCGAGCACCACCCGATTGGCCGTCGCCCAGGCACTGACCAGGTGCAACGCCGCCAAGCCCTTGCCGCGGCTGTGGGAGCGGCGCAGGGTCTTGCCATCGACGGCAATGATCTCTTCGGGGATCAGTTCGGCCACCGACGCGCTCCATTGGCGAAAGCAGGCGGCAAACTGTGCGGGATCGATGAGCGCAAACACCCGCCCGAAGGTGTCGTGCGACGGAATGCCCGCGGGCAGTTTCAGAAACGTGCGCAGCCACGCCTCCTTGGCCTGTCCGAACGTCTCGACACCCACCCAACCGTCGGCGCCACTGAAGGACGCCGCGATGGTGATCACGATCATCTCACTTAAGAGGTGCCGTCGTTGGATCGCGCTGCGCGGCTCGTCCAGCGGGGCAAAATGGTGCGCAATCGATCGCTCCACACTCAAGTCGCACATCGGCGAGATCTCCCCAAGATTCTAAAGACTCAAATCATTGGGGCCGCAGTACGGATTGTCTAACAGTATGCGCTAATGCGTTGATGCGATTGCCCTGACCATCCCCCCAGTAGTTAAATCGTTGCGGATTATTCGGATAGCGTTCGTTCCAATCCAACCAAAGACTCATCGGTCGGCTGTAGATGTCGGCCCCGCCCACGCGGTAGACGAAGCGAAACGTATTGACATACTCGGAGTTATCGAGTTGGCGCAGCCAGACAGCGACAGCGAGCGAGCGTGATACGTCCATCGGCTGATCAAAAATACGCATCAGCCGTTTACCAGCTAATCCGGATCCGTAAATCCTCAGGCCATTCCACCAATCGCCGTGGCTGAGTCGTGAGCCGTCTGGCGCGACGTACTGCGCATCCGGTACGGCTTGCCAGGAGACGTTGCTAACACTCGCTGACGAGGCGCTGAAAAACTGCACAAACAGACAGTTGGCTGTGGTGTTGGTCGTCGCTTGGAGGCGATGCGTTCCAGGCCCGAAACTCCCGGAAACTAACGTGTCAATCGCGTTTGCGGTGTTGTTGTATCCCAGTCCCGCCATGACCGTTCCTGAAACGACCGTGAAAACGAGGCTCCCTAGCCGCGCTTCTGGCAGAGGCTCTAGCGCCCAAAAGCGCGCAACGCCGCCTGCGCCTAGCGAACAACTGGTGTTCGAGTTCGCCGTCGCGTTCGTTAGCGACCAGTCTAGGTGCAGAAACCCTTGAACGAGATTCGGAAACACGCTTTTACGGGTCATTTCGTAATTGATCCCTGCATCAAGCGTCCAGTCGCCCGACATCAGTCCGGCTGTCTGGTAATCCCACCCCGCCGAAAACTGTTCCAGGGTGTGATAAACAACGTTCTCTCGCTCGTTTACCGCATTGGTCACGCCGACCAATAGCCCATAGACGATGCTGTCGATCGTTTCAGCTTCAGATCCGGCTTTCGCAATTGTGATTGCAAGCCGATGGTGCAGCGTCCTCCCGTCGCGCGACGGAAACCAGAGAAACTTGATCGCCTGGATCGTGCGTCCGCCGGAGACAGCGACCGGCGTTATCGCGGATGTCTTGACGCACGAAACTTGCGCGCTCGGATCTCCAGGCGCCAAGGATCCGTACAAGTCGAACGCCGTCATCGCCACCGCTTCGACGGCCCAGGTAAAATTTGACGAGTACAGCTCGGTGCCGAGCACATAAAAATAGAAATCGCAGGACGAACTAATGAGAACATTCCCCTCGACATCGACGTTGTTCGTTTCCGTGCGGACAAAAGACCCCGCCGCGTTGGGAATCCAAAGCTGGGAAAACGTCGCACGGCCATTGACAAAGATGGCATCGTAAAACGATGTTGTAATGGCGCAAACGCCGCTGGTTTTATTCATTCGTCTGACTCGACGCGCAGCAATGCAAACGCATGCGCGCCGCCTGCGACAACGTGGTGGGTTGAAAGGGCACTTGCTGGAGCGGGAACGGTCTGACTGAAATTCGAGCGCCCCCAGGCGACGACGCTGCCGGTGTTCACCACCGCGAGCGAGAAATAATCGCCAGCCGAGATGTCGACCGCCGAGAGCGCGGCGGATGGTATGTCGGTCTGACCGTAGTTGTTGTACCCCCAAGCGACGACGCCGCTGGTCGTGCGTGCGAGGACATGCAAATTTCCAGCGGAAATCTGCTCGACCGTTCCGTTTAGCCCGCTCGGAAGCGTCGTGACGCCAAACTGATTCGACCCCCAAGCGACGAGTGTTTTGTCGCTCTTCAGCGCCAGAGAAAATCCGTAACCTGCGGCAATATCGATCACGCCGGACTGCGCCTCAGGCGGTGGCGTCGCTTGTCCATAGACGTTATCGCCCCACCCGATGACCTCGCCTGCGGTCGTCAACGCCAACGAATGCGCGAATCCGGCAGCGACTTTAGCGATCCTGTTTTTTGCGGCTCTTGGGATGTCGATCTGTCCGCTGGTATTGCGGCCCCAGCCGAAGACGATTCCGGAATGAGACAGGGCGAGCGAATGATGCCCGCCAGCCACAACGTCTTTGATGAGAGGCAACCCTGACGGCGGCGAGGTCTGGCCGTCAGCAGTCTCGCCGACAGCAGCCACGGCGCCATAAACGTCGACGGCGACGGAATGATTCCGCCCTCCAGACACGCTCACGACGCGATCAAGCGTAGGGGATGGGAATGTCGCCTGTCCAAACACGTCGCAGCCCCAGGAGACCAAGGGACGAAGCGTATTCGGCACGCAAATCGTCAGCGTCAGCGCCAACGGCTGGTGCATCGGCATCGCCAGCGACCCATATTGGCCGGTGACCTGTGCCCGCAGCGATAAAACCCCCGACCCGGTGATGTCAGAAATATTCACAGTCCCAGGAACACTTCCTGGCGAGACGAGCGGTGCTAGAAGTCGCGCCATGCAGAAGACCAAACAACGGTATCGTCCGCAAGCAAGCCGTCGACGCCTGCGACCAACTCTGGCTCGGTGACACCGAGCAGATATTCTTGCGTCGGCAACGAGTATTCGCCATCGTCGTCGACAAATCCGGCAACCAGCTTGACCAGCGTCAGCGCGATCGGCGACAGCACCAACGGCTCCGGCGCTGGCTCGTCATCCGCGCTCGCTGGGCAAATCAGCGTGGGCGTCAGCGTCAAGACGCCAGGATCGACCACGGCGGACACGGACGCCCCTGGGAGCAGGTCGGCGGTCACGGTCACGGTGTCGCCGATCACGGTGACATGCGGCGGGCGCGCGCCGGTGTAACTGACCTCCCACTCGGTGAGACAACGCCCCGAGCTGCATGCGCCAGCGCCAGACTTCGCGATCCAGTAAAACACCCCCAGCGGGACATCGGGCGCGGCCTGCATTTCGGCCAGCGTGCAGGGATAACGCCCCTCGCCGTAACCGAACATCTGGTAGTGTTGCAAGGCGTTGTAGAAAAATTCGGGGATTTCGGCCACGACATCGGGGTTTTCGGCCTTGTAGTAGGCTGGATCGAACCACGCATTCGGGCGGCGGTTTTCGATATCGCCAGGCCCCCAATAGTGGGCATAGGCGGACGCGTAGGTTCCGGCGGCAATCGCCGCCGCGACATCGGGGTTTTCGGTCAGGTAGTAGGCTTCGTCAAACACTGTCGCCAGTGCGCGCACATCGACCGCGCCCACCGCGCCGTAAACCTCGGTCAGATCGTACTGTTCGGTGGTCGCGTTGTACCAATAGGCCGAGACGGTTTCTTCGGTACATGGCGCCTCGCTCGGACTCGCAATCCGTAGCGTCACGGCATTACTGAGCGTGACCACCGGCGCGAGCGTGGTATAGGAAAATTGAATGCTCGCGGCGCTTGGGACCATTGCGGAGACAGTCCCTGTCGGCCAGTCCCAGACCGCAAACCATTTTCCGCAAATTTGCTGAACTGTCGTCGTGCCGTCGTTCGCGGTTGGCTCGCTCCACTCGACCGTCCACTCCAGCGCCTCGCCATCGACCGGGGCGCGACCCAGCGGGACGACCACGCGCACCGTCTGCGCGCCAAGCTCGCCGTCGTCATCGAGAATCAGCGTGGCGAACGAGCCCAGCGTTTCCTCGATACAGTCTACCTCTGGGTCGACAAACGCGGCGCTGAGTGTCGTGGCAAGGCTGGTATCGACGATCCCCGTCCGCACCACCGAATCGACCGTGATGTTTGCCAGCGAGACCGAGAACGCTTCGATGGGGATCGTGAAATCCTGGAACAGCCCGAACACGTAGGTCGCCAGATCGCCCGCCACGCCCAGATACCCGGTCGGCTTGGCGCGGCGGCCAGCGAGCAATTCGCGCACCTCGCCGATAGTGTCGGTATCGAGCGCGAATTTGAAGTTGACGCGGTCTGAATACCCGCGCTCGATCAATGTCACGTTCCCGAAGGCGTCGCGATCCTTGCGTGAATAGTCGACGATGCTGATCTCGGTGCCGTAGCAGGTCTGGCCGACAACCCGCCGCCAGCCAACCGACAGTGCCTCGCAATAGGTCGCGCGTCCGGTGGCGGACAACACGATGCGAAGGGTCGCGTTCGGATGCGTCGCCGGATCGACATCCGGCGTTTCCAGATAGACCGAAGGCGCATTGAGCAGGTCCGGCGTGAGCGGATCCGCGTAGGCGAGCGTTTGCGTGACGCTGTATGTCGGTCCGTTCAGAATCGTCGCGGTCAGGGTGTCCGCCCCGACGTTGAACAACATCAGCGCGTTCCAGCGCGCGGTCGGCTTGATCTCGACGGTGATTCCGCTGCCGCTGACCGTCAGCGCATTACTGATCGGCGCAAACATCTGGTAGCACATCTCGTCCGCCGGGTCGTCCTGCGGGACGATCCCTTGCGGGACGTTGGTGCTCACGATGTCGTCGGGGATGGTCAGCGGGACCGGGGGGATGACGATCATGCGTGCACCACGCCTTCGACCTCGATGGTGATGACCGAGACGTTCCAGTTATCGAGCGGGATGCGGAAGCTGGTCAGATAGCCGGTCACGTTGACGACGGCATGGTCGGCGTGGCCGACGTAGGCGGCGGAAACGGCGCGCTTGCTGGCCAGCAGGTTGCGCACCTGCGCGGCATCCGCCGTGCGGATCGCGACCCGATAGCGCACGACATCGGTATAGCCGCGCGGAATCAGCGTGATGTTCCCGAAGGCGTCGCGATCCTTGCGTGAATAGTCGACGATGCTGATCTCGGTGCCGTAGAGACATTCGCCGATAGCGACGCCGTCCACCGTCATCGTCATGGCGCCGTACTCTCAGCCACGGTTTTGGCGTAGTCCATCCGATCCGGCGGCAGTCCGTCGCCATTCCAGCGCCTCAGAATCGCGGTCTGTTCGGCGGCGCTGGTCGCGGTGGCGGTCTGCGCGGATTTCAGCGATTGGACTTCCGCGCGGAGCGCGCGAATCTCGTCGGCCAGCGCGTCCCGCCGAATCGTGACCGGGACGCTGCCGCTCGCCAGCGGGATGACCGCCTCGGTGCCGTGCAGCGTGACCGGATAGCCGGAGGTCGGCCCGGTCGAGATGCCGCCCGCCGCGAAGCCGGGGATGCGCCCCTCGTTGATCCCGTAGAGCAGGTAATGCTGCCAGCCGCTGTCCAGCCAGGTGCCCTTGGCGACCTCGGCGGCCACGTCGGGATAGCGTTGCAGGTAGGCCAGCTCGTTGAAGGTCTGCGCGGCGCTGCTGGTGGGCGCGCGGCCCTCGCTCGCGCCATGGTTGAGGTAATGCGACAGCCCGCTGGCCTGCGATCCGCTCGCCACGGCTGCGGCCACATCCGGGTTCTGCGCTAGATAGGCGGTCTCGTCGAAACCGCCGGTCGCGCCGTTGGCCTGAAGCGCGGCCAGGATCGCCGCCAGGGTCGTGTTGCCGGTTTCCAGGATGATATTGGTGTCGCTCATCAGCGTCGCCTTGGCGTCTTCGTACTGGCGCCCGATGCCGTTCAGCAAGGCTTCCAAGGCGGACTTCTCGGCGCGGATGGCGGTGTCGAGATTGGCCTTGGCCGCCTTGAGCGCCTCGACGCGCGCGCTGTCCGCCTCTTTGATTTGGCGTTCCAGCAATTCGACCTGCGCGTTTGCCAGATCGATCTGGACCTGCGCATCGGTCTTGCCGGTGGATGACAGGGCCTGGAGTTGCGTCAGGACCGCCGCGTTCTCGTCGATGGCGGCGAGCCAATCGTCGCGCGTGGCAAAATCATTAGGGTCGACGGTGTCCAGCCCGCCGATGGTGGCGTCGAGGGTATCCGGGAAGGTCTGGGTCGCGGCATATTGCGCGAGCGCGGCGCGGGCCTCTTGTAGCAGGCGTTGACGGGTTTCGTCGATCCCGTCGCCCTGATCGGCGAGGCTGCGTAGGGCGTCGGTGGCGCTGTCGACGATGCGACTCAGGTCGCTGAAACCAGTTTCCAGGTCGCCCAGGCTGTCGCGCGTGGTGTCGAGCTGCGCGTTCAGATCCTCGACCGTGAGGTTGTATTGGCTGTCGATCCCCGCAATCAGCGTCTCGTAATCCGCATTCAGCGTGTCGATCCGGCCTTGCGAAAGGGTATTTTCTGCGCTGACGCGGTTGCTGTAGGTGTCCGTCAGCAGATCCAGCGCGGTTTTCTGGCGATCCGCCAGCCCCGCGAACGCCTGCCCGAGCGTCTCCGAGCGATCCGCGAGCGTCTGCATCTGCGCCTCGGGCAGGGCGCCGGCCTGGATGAGGGCGTAGAGCGCCGCGGACGTGGCGGGGAGCCGCATCCCCCACTCGGCGAACAGGCCGGTCATCTCGGCCAGCGCCGCCGACTCGGCGACGGCGTTCGGTTGCAGCGACGCGATCAGCTCGGACACGCTGGCGCGCGCGCCCGCGGCCGTGCCGGTCAGCGTCGCCAACGCCTCGTCCAGCGCCACGAACGCGGGGACCATCTGCATCGCGCGCAGATAGGCATCCTGCGTGGCGACGCTTAAAAGTCCGTCGCCGGCGCGGAGGCTTTCGATATAGGCGCGGAATTTCGCGCCGGTGTCGATCGTCGCGTCGCCCGTCTTGCCGATGCTCGCGGACCACGCGGCGATTGAGGCGAGCGATGCGTCGCGGGCTTGAGTCGCGCGTTCTTCCTCGGTCCAGAAATGCGCGTAATAGGTCGCTTGCGTCTGCGTCAAGGAGTCAAGCGTGAAGCCGAAATACGCCAGCGCATCCGGAAAGCGTTGCGCCATCCACACGAAGTCGAAGCCGGATTTCGTCACGGCGTCCAGATTGACGCCCGTCATCGTCAACGCCTGCGAGAACGCCGCGATCCCGACGACGAGCCTCTGAGTCGTCATCGCCGCCGTCTCGCCGCCCCTGGCGAATGACGCGAGGTACGCCTTCATCGCGCCGATGGACGCCTCCAGGCTGCCAAACTCATCGCCCGACGCCATGCCCATTAATTTTCCGATCTCGGTCCCATAGAGCGCGGTGACGGTGTTGACGATCTGCATCCCAGCGGAAAGCTGATTCGCCATGTCCTCGACCGAGCCGGTCAGATCTCCCGTCGCGACCCGGAGCAGGTGCCCGAGTCCGTCGCCTGTCGCGCCCTCGACGACATCGGCATGCCAGAGGATGCCCGAGAAAATGCTGTCGAATGCCGTGGTGAGATCCTTCCCCCACTGATTCAGGCTTGGGATGGTCGCCTGCATACTGGTCTGGATTTTCGCGGACAATTCCGGGCCGTAGAATGCCGCGATCTGATTCGAGACGTCGGCCATTGCGTTGAATGATGACCGGTACTCTGACGCCTTGATATTCGATGAGCCCTTGTCGGAGAGGCCGAACTTCAGCCCGAATGCGCCGGTCGCGGACACGCCGTCTTCGAGGCCGGACCCGCTGTAGGAGGTGGCATAGTGGCCCTGGCGTGGAACGTCGTCGCCGAACAGCGAGGCAAGCGCACCGCCTGCGATAGCCCCGATCAGCGCCCCAGCTGCCGTGCCGATCAGTCCGAACGCGCTCCCGTATGTGGCGCCAAGATAGGCGCCGCCCATGCCGCCGACGCTCGATCCCGTCTGAACATATTTCCCGTCGAACATCTGCCCGGCGATGTAGCTCCCTGCCATGCCGCCAACCAGCCCAGCCCCCGCGTTGAGATAAGTTCCGCCGCTGGATCCAGAAAGGCCCATGCCGGACTCTTGCGCCGCGAGCATTTGCGATTGCTGCGACATGAATCCGGTGTTGTAGGACATGCCCGCGCTTGTCAGGCTTCCGCCGCCCTGGAGCCACTGATAGCCCTTGTAGGCAGAAGACAGCGACGACAGCCCGGACAGCGACCCGGTATCGACGCCAGCCGCCTTCGCGGCAGCGTCGAGCGCCACATTCCCGCCGGACGCGCCGCCAAAGATTCCAGTGATCTGCCCGGCGAACTTGAGCACGATGGTATCGACGGCCATCTTGGCCAGCGTGCGCTTGATGTCGTCCACGAAATCGTCAAACTCGAAACGCCCGTCGACCAGGCCCTCGACGAGGGCGTTGTTGAAGCCGTCCAAGGCGTCGACGGCGAGGGTTTCGAGACTGCCCATGCCCGCTTCCAGGCCCGCGAGATACTCGCCCATCGGCCCCTGCGCGGCTTGGTACTCGCGCCGGATGTCGGCGAGCGCGGCGTTGTATTCGTCCGCGGTCATGCGTCCGGTTTTGAACAGGATCGCGATCTCGCGCAACTGTTCCTCCTGGCGCCGCCCGGCGGCATAGGCGGTGCCGTAGCGGTCGGCCAGGCTGTCCCAGGTGTCGTTAAGCCGCGCGAGGATCTGGCTCGCCTCCCCCGCGATCTGCGCCTGCTCGGCCAGCGGGCGATTTAGGTCGTCGCGGATCGCCTCGCCGGCTTTGCCCGCGACCGTCGCCAGCGCCTGGACGTTCCCGACCACCTGCGGCAGATATTTGCGCGTTTCCTCGGGGACGATGCCCTTTTGAATGTTGCCGATGCCGCCGTTGTAGGCTTGGATCGCCTTGTTCACGTCGCCCAACTGCTGGACCAGCCAGGCGAAATAGGCCACGCCGATCTCGATGTTGTCGTTGACGTTGGTCTTCCAGGCGTTCCCGACCAGCCCCAGTTTGGCCGCCCATTCGGTGGCGGTCGCGGGCATGAGCTGCATCAACCCCATGGCGCCGGCGGGCGATTTGGCGTTCTTGACGAAACGCGACTCGGTTTCCATCAGCGAGAGGATCATCTCGCGCGAGACGCCGTATTTCTGGCCCATCTGGTCGATGACGGGCAGGAGTTCGCCGATGCTGGCGGCGTAGCGTCGGGCTTGCGCCGCTTGATCGGCTAGATTGCCGTGCTTGTTCTGCTCGGCCAGCACCTGCCCGGCACGCCGAGCGTATTCCTCCAGTTCGGCGTTGCCCTCGCGCTGCGCCTTGGTCAGCTTGTCGGCCGCGCCGGCCTGCTCGCCGAGCGCGGCGGCGTGCGCGCGCGCGGCGCCGGTGGCGCGCACGGTGGACTCTTTGAGCGCGTCCGCCTCGGCGCTGGCGGCGTCAAGCTGGCGGTTGAGGCTGATGTCCTTGGCGCGCGCGGCCACGCGATCTACCCCGGCGACGGCAGCGGCGGTCATTTGCCCGACTCGGTCGACGCTCAGGTCGAAGTTGTCGCCGATCTGTTGCGCGGCCTGTTCCCCGTTCTCGACCTGAGCCCGGAACCCGTCCGCGATGGCGGCCTTGGTCTGGGTGAAATCGAGATCGAAATTTCCAAGGTCGGACATGGCCGCGCCGGCAATGGCGGCGATGTCGTCAAAAGCGCGGCTGAAGGCAGTGACGAGCGCAGCGGCGATGGTGCCGACGGTCTTGCCGAGGCCGACGAAGAGGTTGACCAGGGCGTTGATGCCCTCCTTGAAACTGCTTTTCAGCTCGTCCCAAAGCGCGGCGAAGACCTGGCCGATGCCGACGGCAACCGCGCCGATGTCAATGCCCAGGTCGTTAAACCAGCCGGCGATGCTGGAGAGGGCGTGAAACCAACCCTCGGCGACGGCGTCCGCGCTGGCGGTTGCCAGCGCGGATACCTCTTCCCAGACCGCCTGGAAGCCGTCGCGCAGGGCGTAGGTGGTGCGCCCGATCTCGACCTCGGTATCGCGCAGCGCATAGAGCCCGCCGACCAGCGCCCCGACCGCGACCGCCGCGAGGACATAGGGGTTGGCGCTGACCACCAGATTGAAGGCGGTTTGCGCCACGGTCGCGGCTTCCACGGCGGCGGACAACGCCAGATAGACACCGCTCGCCCCGGCGGCCGCGCCCGCGATGCCTTGCAGTCCGTCGACCCAGGCGGCGAAATCGCCGGCGGCCATGCTCTTGGAGATGCGCTCGATCCATTCGGCGATCCATTTCAGCCCGTCGACCACGGCGGAGACGAGGCCGGAGTCGCCGAGTTGGACCCAGGCGGCCATGACCGCGTCTTTGACATTCGTGATGGCGGGTCCGAGGGTATCCATCTGGCGCGTCATGGCGTCGGCAAACTCGGTGTTGCCGATGGATTGCAGGTAACGCTCGATGTCCTGGGCGTTGTCCTTGACGACGGTGGTGACCTTGTTGAAGGTAAAGGCGACCTGATCGCCGCTTTTTGCCGCATCGATCCCGAATTCGGCCAGGCGGTCGAACTGCCCCATCGCGGCGTCGGCGACCAGTTGGATCATGTCGTTCATCGACTTGCCCATGGCGCTGGCGGTGTTGCCGTAGCTCTCCAGGGCGGCGATGCTGGGGTCCAGGCCACGCGCCTTGAGCGCGATGAAGCCCTCGACGCTTTGAGCAAGGTCGAAGGGCGTGCGCTTGGCGAATTCCGAAAGGCTATCCCACGCATCCGACGCCCCGCGTACCGAACCGGTGACCGTCTCCAGACTGGCGCGCAGGCGTCCGGCCTCGACGTTGGCGTCGGTGAAGCCCGAAATCATGGCGTCGACGGCGATGAAGCCGGCGGCGGCCGCGACCATCCCCTTGATCGAGTCGCCCAGCCCGGAGACGGCGCCGCTGGTGCGTTGGGCGCCCTGATTGAGATCGCCCAGGGCATCGTCGACGCGCCGCAACCCGGTAATGGCCGCCGTGCCGTCGGCATTGATACGGATGGAAAGGTCAAGATTGCCGGCGGCCATGGTGCGTCCTCAGCGGTGTGGCGTGGCCGGTGGCTGGCTCGCGCGGATGGTGCGGTATTCGGCTTCCAGGTCGCGCAGCGCGTCCCAGGTGTCGGGGCGATCCGCGGGCGCGATGCCGCTCAAGTCCATCAGGGCGAGCACTTGTGTCCGGTCGAATCCTTCCATCACTGTCGCCCCCATCAGCCCCTGCCCGCCCTGCCACGCCGGTAGGGCATCCAGAAACAGCCTGATGAGCGGGAGGTTTTCGTGCAGCACCTCAGGCGCGGTGCAGTCCGCGCACCAGGTGCGTTGCCCGCGAATGTCCATGCAGGCGCCGCAGACCTTGGCGCCGGTCTGCGCGGCCTGCGCGTGGTCCAGCCACCATCTCAGCCAGTCGCGGCGGTTTTTTTTGCCGCGATGCCGGAACTGGCGTCGATCAGCCCTTGGAACAGCGGGCGCCAGAAGCGGGTCTGACCGAGCACGACGGCCAGCGTCTGCTCGTTGACCGGGAGCTTGACGCCCTCCTGGTCGGCGTCCTGCAGATCCCAATCGAGCACGCGCGCGCGCAACAGGGCATCGACGCGCTCCATCTGCTCGGGCGCCAGCTCATCGATGAGCAGGTCGAAGGTCGCGGCTTCGTCATCGGTCCGCACCGCTTTGGCCAGCCCCAGGCGGCGCCCGGTCCAGTCGGCAGCTTCGCGCTTGTTCAGCAGGTGATACTTGACCCGCATCGGGGCGGCGTCGCCGTCGAGATTGATCTCGATGGCGTGCCAGGCTTCGGGGCGGGCGGTGGGGGAAAGTCGGATCATCTGGAAGTCCTGTCAGGTTGGCGAAGTCTTCCCGCGCGGGAAAGACGGGAAAGGCGTGTAGGGTACGCATCGCGTACCGTTCGTATCGGGTCGCGCGGCGCTTGGGATCGGTACGCGATGCGTACCCTACGAGACTTCCGGTTAGGCGTGCGGGGTGTAGACGACCTTCAACCCCATATCCGACCCGGACGAGAAGGCGCTGAAGTTGTACTGAACCTTCATCCCCGAGCGGGTTTCGATTGCCGGGGAGGTCAGCGGGATCTCAGCGTGATCGATGAGGATCGAGAGCGCGTCGCCGGCGGCGTTGGTGTAGATCCATTCCAGACTCACCTCGTCGCCGGCCTGGGCCAGATCGACCATTGTGAAGTCCTGGAAAACCATGTCGATGGATCCGCCGATCTTGGCGCGGCCCTCGGGCAGGCTGAAGCGCTCGCCGGCGGTCTCGCCGCTCGCGGGGAAGGCGTAGAGCGAGCCGTCCATTTCGTTGTCGATGGAGAGCGTGGCGCCGAGCACGCCGCCGATCTGGGTGCCGTCGAGCTTGACGATGCCCTGGTAGCCGGTCCAGCCCTCGTGCGTGGGATCGGTCAGCGTGGCGTCGAGCGGCGCGGTGTAGATGCCGTACCGCTTTCCGAGCACGTCGACGCTCAGATCGATATAGCCGGACTGGTTGAGCATCAGCGATGCGGATTTGACGCGACAGCCGTTAAACCGCTCGACCTTGCTGGCGAGCTTGCTGGTGTAGTCCTTTTCGATGATGAAGGAGGTCGGCAACGCCTTGGGCACATAGGTCAGCGTCCCGCTGCCGGTGGGGGCGCCGAGGATCTGCTTGAGCCAGAACGGATGGCTGCCGGGGGCGACGGTGGTGGCGAAGGCCCCGGACACGTCGATATTGCCGCGTCCTGGGCGTGGCACGCCACGCCCGCCGGAGATGATCGGGTTGTCGATAGATTCCTGCGCGGCCTTGACGTTGAGCGAGCTGAAATAGGCTTTGGTGCCGCTGGGCGAGCCAGGATCGACGCCGAACAGGGTTTCTTCGTAGAGCGCGACGGCAATGTCGACGCCGGAGATCTGAGCCATGCGGAGTGTCCTCTAAAGGGTGCGCGGGCGGAGCGTGAGCGCCGTTTCGGTTTGGTAATACTCGATCCAGCGATAGATCTGCGCCGGGTCGTCGTCGACATCCATCCGTTCGCCGCCGACATAGCGCAGCGGCGCCCAGGCGGGGTCCAGGCGCGCGGCCTCCAGCGTATCGAAGAGGCCCGCGCGGAGCGTGCGCAGCGTGGTGGCGACCTCGATCCAGGCGTCCGGCGCGGCGGTGCGCACCTGAATCAGCACGCCATAGGTTTCGGCCAGAAAACGCCCGTTGCCCAGACCCTCGGGGCCATAGGGCACGCTCAGATGCGGACACACGATCAGCGCCGGCGAGCCGATGCGCGCGCGCCGCGCGTGCGCCGCGCCGGGGTGACCGGCGGACAGCACCTGCTCCGCCAGCGTCGGCACCAGCGCCCCGGACAGGGCGCTGACCAACAGCTCGGGATCCAGAAAGGGGGCGGTGCGCATGCCGTCAGCATGGCCCGCGCGGGCGGGGGCGTCAGTGAATGGGCGTGAGTGTTTAGGGCGTCCCGAGCCGGACCCGGAGCGGGTCATCGGGCATCGGGCAGAGGTCAGGGAACACGGGCACGCCGAGCGCTGTCGCGCCGGCGGACGAACGGCCTCGTTTATGCCGTGTCGATGGCGATTTTTTGCGCCTGGCTCGCCTGATCGCAGCGGCCCATGTGGGCGCCAAGCGCGAGCCCGAGCGCGATCATGCCGGCGATTGTCGCGACCACGGGCACGCCGTCGGTATTGCGCCAGCCGCCCGAGATTAGCGTCGAGAATTGCGCGTCCGTCATGCCCATGGATTGCGCGAGCATCGCGCCGATGACCGCCTGCTGAATCAGTTCGCGGGATGCAGGGTCGGAGTCGAAGCGATGGCCGTCGTAGTCGAAACCCGCGTCGCGCGCGGCGATGAGCGCGGTGTGGCGTTCGGCGTGCTTCTGGGCTTTCACCGCCTCGAGATCGCCTGGCATTGACGCGATCACGAACTCGGACCCGATCAATTCGATGGGAGCATAGCCAGACGCACCGGGCTCCAGAGGCTCGCGACGCACTGGATACCAACCCAGTTCGGCTAGGCGCTCGGCGGACATCGCGTCGAGGCCCATCGTGAGCCCGCCCGCGTGCTGGAATTCGTGCGGGAGTTTCTGCGGGATGGGGTTATCAATGTGGGCGTATTGGGTCATTTACCCGACTCCTGCCGCAATGTCGGCGATCTCGTCATCTGTCAATTCGCGCGAGTATCTCCGCACGTCGCGACATTTAATTGTTGAGTACGTCGAAGCGGCGCCGGCTTTCCCGAAATACATCGGGCTGATGACAGATCCAGATCCAGCGGTAACTGACAACGCTGGCGATGCGTCGGCGTATAATTTCGCGACGCTGCCGTTGCTTTTTAAAACAAAATTAACCCACCTATTTTTATATAAATCGACGCTTTGCCCGAGTACAGAGTCTAAACCCTGCGCCCGCATCCTCAGCTTGCCAGCACTGGAATAGACAGGAATTGTTCCTCCAGAAGACGTGTTGTTCCTGGTTGGAATATCGCCGCTGATCCAATACAGCCAGAACGTCAGCGACACAGTGGTGTTCAGATACAAGCCTGGTATCGGTATCGCTAGATACTGATTAACACCATCACAAGATAGCGCGCCATCGACAAACGGTGGGGCGTTATAAATTGTGGCATCGTCAGCCCCGACAGAATCAATCGCGTCGTCGACCAGCTCCCAGCGATTGATTAGACCGTCTGTAATCAAGTCAAAGTTCGGAGCCGCAATCCTCGGCCTCATCATCTGCGGAAATATCATTCATCTGCCCCCGCGCCTGTCAGGCGATACGCCGTTCCTCCGTTCGGCGTATCAAGGACGAATCGAGAGACTTTCGTCGGGGCAGTGTTGACTGACTGTGTACTCATCGGCCTGGGTGAGTCAACCCACGTCACGTCGTATCCGCCAGTTCCGTCCTGGATCAGCTCGATCAATGCAAATGAGTATCCCGATCCTATCGGCATCGAAGTGATCGCGCATGGTCTGGTGAGCGTCAGGACATGCACCCGCCCATCGAGCGGGATTGTTTGGGACTCGCCGGCGTCGGCGATGATGTTGGAGCCGCCCGCGATTCCAGCGGTGAATGTCTGGAGGGCGCTGAATGCGTTATCGACGGTTGGCTGCGCGGCGGCGTCGGCCTTGGCGCCCTGGGCGGCGGTGGCGGCTGCGGAATAAGCTCCAGCGGCCGTTCCGACCGCAATCCGCCCCTCGTCCTCGATCAGGTACGGCTCGCCCGCCAGCAGCCCGGACGCGCCCGCTTGCGCGTCGAGCGCGGCGCGGGTGGCGCGGATGATCCGCACAGTCGTCTGACGAGCCATTGTCAGAAGGTGCCGCAGTCGACCACGTCGACCTCAAGGGTCACGTAGTCGTTGCCAGCACTTTTCGTCATCGCCATGGATGCGCCCATTCTGAGAATGCCGTCCGATCCATTCGTACCCCAGAGATAGCCGGACGTGCCGCCAGAGATCACGGCCGCCTTCTCGTCGCTTGATCCAGCCGGGATATTCAGCGCGGTCTTGAAGGCGTCGACGGTGATCTTCTTCTCTTTCACGCCGGTCGCGTCGGCGTCGTGAATGATGAGGAGATCCGACGCGCCCGTGACCGCGCCAATCGCCGTCAGCGCGTCAATCTCGGGAAGCACGCCCGCGCGGGTCGTGGGATCGGTCGCCACGTCCAGCGTGTGGCGGTCGGTCGTGAAGAACTGCTCGCCCGCGAGCATGCCGCTGTTCGGGCGGTTGGCGGCCAGGCCGCGCTTGATTTGCACTCGTTTTGCCATTTGTTCGCTCCTCAGAATTCGCCACAGTCAATGTCGCCGTCGAGGTTTTCGACGCGAAATATGTCGGTCCCCCGACCCGCCGGGTCATAGATCAGTGCCTGCATATCGCCGGTGCCGGCGGGCGGCGGGCGATCCACCCACGCGCCGCCAGCGGTGACGAGCAGGCGCCCGTCTTCCAGGGTCGCGGCGCTGGGGATCGCGAGGCCAGCGCCCTCCAGGTCGGTGGGTTCGCCGGTCGCGGTGTAGGTGACGTCGGGCTGGATGGTCACCGGGTACGTGGCCGATGAGAGGACCGCCCCGTCCGGAAACGCGAGTTCCAGATCGGTCAGGTAGCGGCCCGGGATGACGTCGCCGGTACGGCTCGCCGGTGCGGCGAGGTAGACGAATCCTGTTTCCGGGGCTTCGTCGAGGGCGAGGTCGGCCGCGAGCGAGGCGGCATAGGCCAGCACGCCGGCGCGGGCGCGGATCTGTAGGCGCGCGGCGCAGCCGGTCAGATCGACCGCCACGCCGGACGGCACGGCGGCGCCCAGCGGCGCTTCGACGACATGGCGAACGCCCGCCGCGTCGGCGTAGGCGTAAAAGCGGACCTGCCAGCTATCGCCGCGTTTGAGGTCGAGCATGTCAGGCTCCGGTCGGTCGGGGCGCCGGCAGGCGCCCGGCGTCGCGACGGTCAGTCATTTCAGTAATCATGCAGCGTGGCGCGGTCGAACAGCGCCGCCGGGGCGGCGTGCGCGGGGGTCGCGGTCTCGGTGGCGCGCGCGCCGCTCAGATCGGGCCAGCGAATGGCGCCGCCGGCCAATTGGCGCAGGTACGCCAGATGGTCCTCGTAGCGCGTGCGCACCTCCTCGGTGGCGCGATCGGCATAAAGCAGATAGCGCGCCAGATCCAGGCAGACTTGGCCGAGCCACGCGGCGCGGGCCGCGCTCAGCACGCCCAGCGGCAGCCGATAGCGCACCCCGATATATTCGTCCATCAGGGCGCTGGCGTTGGTCAGCACGGCGGTCAGCCGCGCCGGGTCCGGGCCGTCCCCCAAGGGGCTCGGCGCGAGCTGCGTCAGCTCCGGATTGTCGGCGCGGTCAAAGGCGGCGCGAAAGGCCTCCAGGGTCGCGTACAGGGCCATTCAATCCCCCGTGACCGCCCGTTGACACCGCGCCATCGTCAGACCACCTTGGCCGAGACGATGGAGTCGGCCTGATGCAGCGCGCACAGCGGCGCGCTGTGCACCGCGACCTTGCGCTGGCTGGGCTCTTCGACCTCCCAGGTCTTGACCCAGCGCGGGGTCAGCGGGTTCGGGCACTTGAGATCCGAGATCGGCCCATAGTGCCAGCGGTTTTCGGCGTTGCGGCTGCCCAGCACCAGGCGATCGACCGGGGTGAAGGGCTGCGCCGTGCCGCTGTCGTCGGTGTAGGTGCGCGCGTCCTCGTAGAAATCGACGCCCCGGAAGCGGCCCAGATAGGTGATCCCGTCCATCGACTGCTCGCGCAGCTCCAGTTGCCCGGCCTCGACGCGGCGGTTGTCCATCAGCTCCAGCAGCTTGGCGTGCTTGAACAGCGCCTCGGCCACCGCGGTCCCGACGGTGGCGGTGGTCGGCGCGGTGCCGGAGCCGGCGATGATGAGATTGGCCCAGGTCTTGAGCTTGGCCAGCGGGTCGGAGTCGGCGTGGGTCCACAGCGCGGTACTGGTGAGCGTGATCAGGTGCGCGGCGGGCACGCCCCACACCACCTCGGCAGTGATGGTCTGGACGCCGTTCTCGTCCAGCCCGATCAGCGGCGTGGTGCCGGTGACCAGGGTCTGCGCCGCCATGTATTCGCGCCGGCGCTCGATCATGTCGTCGAGGTCTTCGATGTCGCGGCCCAACTGGCGCTGCGCCGCGCCGATCAGGTCTCTCTCGGCATAGAGGTGCGCGCCGACCGCGCGCCGACGGATGATCTCCTCGGCATTGGTCGGGCGGGCCGGCTTCATATAAGGAAGGCGGATCAGGCGATCGGAGCCGGTCTCGCGCGGCATCTCGCGGGAGCGGTCGGTCGGGCGCTGCAACGGGGCCAGACGCTGGCCGCCGATCAGCACGTCCAGCTCGACCAGACGCGCGCCATGCACGCCCTCGGCGGGCTTGAAGTAGGTGTCGGCGTACCAGAGCTTGGGGCGCTTGCGGATCTCGATCATCCGCGCCAGGGCGCGGGGTTCAAAGGCGTTGGTCGCAATGGTCATGGTCGGGATCCCTTAACGGACGAAGATGGAGCGGGCGTCGAGCGCCAGCACGGCGGCGTCATCGATCCCGGTGAGCTGGGCGCGGGCGAAACCGCCGGTGCGATAGGCGACGGCGGCCAGATCGGAGGTGCCCACGGTCAGCGCGTCGGCGAGGATCAGCGCCGCTTTCTCGCTGCCGTCGGTGGCGGTCGGGGCATACGCCACGGCCTTGCCGGTGACGGTGACCGTGACGATGTCGCCGATGTCCCAATCGTTGGCGCCGTCCGGCACGGTCAGATTGATCTGGTCGGTGGCGTAGGCGCTGGCCACGGTGAGATTGGCAAGGCGCTCGCCATTGGGCGCGCGGACCTTGAACGTCCCCGCGTTGGCGGCCTCCGCCGTGCAGGTCAGCACGTAGACGCCGGGCAGGGCCTTGGGGCCAAGGGTGATGCTGGCGGCGGCGACGTTGCCGTCGCCGGTCCCGGACACCTTGGCCGCGACCGCGCCGCTGAGCTTGATCCCCAGCACCTGACCGCGCGCGAGCGCACCCTGATTGGCGGCGAGAGTGATCGCCTGCGTCTGGATCGGGAAGTCGCCAGCGAAAATATCGTTGGCGGGAATGCTGGCGCTTTGGACGCCGTAGTCTTCGGACATGGGCAGAGCCTCGGGTGTCGGTGGTCAGGTCAGATGTCGGCCGGCGGCAACCCGGCCATGTGCCGGGCGGCGGCCTCGATCGCGGCGGCCTCGCGGTCGCCGGCGTCGACGGTGCCCTTGGCGGACCCGGCGAACTCGCCGTACTCGACCTGTTTGGGCAGGCGGGCCAGGAACTCGCGCAGCCACTCGTCGCCGCCGCGGGGCTGGGGCTCGCCGGTCGTGACCGGGGCGGCGAAGTCGACGGCGGGCGCGGGCGGCGTGGCACTGAGCAGCGCCACCAGCGGCGCCTGATCGACGGGCAGCACGCGGCCGTCGCTGACCAGGACACCGATGAAGCTGGCGATCTCGGCGCGGCGGGCCTGCTCGGCCTGGGCGTCGAGCGCCGCCTCGCGGGCGGCGATGGCCTCGGTGGCGGTCGTGAGTTCCGCCTCGCGGGCGCTCAGGGCCGCTTCGCGGGCAGCGAAATCCACAGTCGGGTCGGTCGCGGACGCGGCCGGGGTCGGGTCGGGCATGGAAGCCTCCGGGGTTGGATCGGCCGCGGGGGCCGCGAATTCGAGGGTGATCAACGCGGCATCGTCCGCCGCCAGGGCGATCGGGCGCAGCCCGAGCACGGCCGGCACGGCCGCGCCGAGAAAGCCGACATGGCGCAGCGACCAGACGCCGGGCGCGGGGTTGGCGGGATGCGCGGGCGGCCAGAAGCTGGCCGAGAGTTTGGCATAGCGGCGTGCCTTGACCGCCGCCGCCAGGGCCGGATCGATGTCGCGCGGCTGGGCTTCGAGATCCTCGCCGCGGGCGGACAGGGACGCGACCCAGCCCAGGGCCGGGCCATTGTCGGTCGGGTGTCCGGCCACCAGCGGCGCCTCGTGGCGCGCGGGATCGTAGGCACGGGCACAGGCCGCCAGGTCGGCGGCGGTGATGGTGACATCGCGCCCGCCCATCTCGACATAGGTGCCGGCGCGAAAGAGGTGCAGCAGAGGCGTCGCGTCAGCCATGGCGCGCGCCTCGGCAACGCGGCCAGCCAACGGCGGGCGCGGACAGGGCGAGACGAGGGGTGGGCGAAGTGCGCATGCCGCCAGCATGGCGGGCGGCGGACGGGGCGTCCGGGAATGCGCATGAGTGTTTGGGGGCAAGGGCGGCGGGCGCACCCTACATGACTCTGGCGGTTTTCAGGGGCAAGCGGCAAGCGGCAAGCGGCAAGCGGCAAGCGGCAAGCATATCCTGAAGCCGTTCGTGGTGAGGCCCTCGAACCATGAACGGCTTCACGCGCCGAGGCTGGACGAAGGATGTCCCCTTCGACCCGGCTCAGGACAGGCTTACCAATCCCCCGCAACCCCGTTTAAATTTGCCTGTAACCCGTTTAAAAACGCTTGGCCGCCCTCGGGCGGTACGGATGGGGCGGGCTGGGCCTCCGGCGCCGCTAGGGGCCTCCCACGCGCCGGCGGGTCAGGGGCGCCCCAGATAGTCGTCAAGGATCTCCAGGATGCGCGCGCGGTCGTCGGTGGAGATGCCGAGGAAGGGCCGTGCGGGGATGTCGCCCCACAGGTGCGGATGTTGGGCCTGGGTGCCGCCGAACTGCATCATCGCCCCGTACTTGCGGTTGGTGCCAACGGCCACGCCGCGCCCGTCGGCGTCCAGCTGATCGCGGATGGTGTCGCCGAGGAAGCCGCGCCGGGTCAGGATCTTCTTGCCGGCCAGGGCGCGCTGGCCGCTGGCGGTGAGGGTGCGCCCGCCGCCGGCGGTGCGCCGGCGCGATTGCCCGCGCCCGCCGAGGGCGCGCAACAGGGTCACGTCGCTGTTCTCCGCCCAGCGCCGCCCGCTGGGGTCGGTCTCGGTGGCGAAGCGCTGCTGGGTGGATTGCTGGAGGATCTCGCCGATCTCGCGCAGCGCCTCGCGCGGGGCGCCCACACGGGCGGTCAGCGCGCGCAGGCGCTCGGTCACGTCGCCGAGATCGATCTCGACGGAGAAGGGTTGGCGGGCGCCGGTCATTGCGCGGCCCTCCCGGCGCAGCGCACGCAGCCGGGCTTGCCGTAGTGGGCGTTGCGCGCGCACCCGGGCGCGCGCGGCGGGCGAACGATCAGGTGCGGGCAGGCGTGGCAGGGGTCGCGGTCGGGCATGAGGCGCTCGTTGTCGTTGTCGTTGTCGTTGTCGTTGTCGTGTTCGGGCGGATGCCGAGGTCCGCCCAGGCCCGTTCGATGCGCGCGCAGGCGGTGGCGTAATGGCTGGGGTCGATCTCGATGCCGATGAAGCGCCGGCCAGTTTGGATGCAGGCAATGCCGGTGGTGCCGCTGCCCATGTAGGGGTCGCAGACGGTGGCGCCCAAGCGCACGCGGGCGGTTTCGATCAGCCAGCGCATGAGTTCGGTCGGCTTCTGACTGACGTGCAGCTTGGGCTGACGACTGGGCGCGTCCTGCCCATCGCGCAGGACGCCTTTCCAGAGGTGCCGAAAGAGGTTGCGGGTGGCGCGCACGCTCGACCAAGCAAACTCGCCATCGACAAAGCTATCCGCCGGACCGGTACCAACGCTCTTGTCCCAGCACAGCCACTGCCCTTTCTCGGGCAGGCGCTGGGCGAAGTGGTTGGCGCCGAACAGCACCACTTTGGTGAAGCCGAGCCAAGGGGCTGGATCGAAAGGGGCGTTATCGCCCGCGATGGGCGCGAAGTGGGTGTTGGCCTTCGCGCCTTGCGGGCTGGCGATCTGGCACCCCTTGCCGTCCCCGGCATGTTTTTGCCAGCCGATCCCATACGGCGGATCGCTGACGATGGCCGCATCCTTCGGAAGCAGCCCCGCCGCCAGCACCTCCAAACAATCCCCGCGATACAGCGTGCAGGGTCCGATCTCGGTTTTCTCGAAGGTCATGTGCTATGTTCTCTGTTATCGGACAGCCGGTGCCTGCAATCGGAAACGGGACGGTCATTCACCGCTTATGTGGGTTCGACTCCCACCCGGCTTGCCCGATACCTCGACGATGTCCCAGAGGTCGCCCTTCACCGCGCCCATGATGCTCATATCGTCAACCCGAAACGCCGTCACAACCTGATTCATGCCGCCGCTGGAGCGGGTGTCTTTGGGGGCGAACTCCACCGCGATCTTCGACGGCCCCAACATCTCGGCCACAAAAATCAGCGTTCCTTTTTTCTTGTCGTAGTAAATCGCCCCCGGACGGTCGAGTAGCGCCGGCAAGCTGCGCCATTCGTCTGGCGTCATCCCGTTTTGGTCGGCCTCATGCCGGCGCTGCTTCGCCCCCTTCGGCAATTTGTCGAAAACGGCGATCTCGGCCGATACCGGCAGCGGATAACCGCGCGCTGCCAGCCAGTCGAGCGTGGCGGTCGAGACGGCGCCGACCACAAACGAACGCCCGCGTTGGTGTTCGTCCTCCAGCCACTCGTCCAGCGTCTTCCACCATTCCAGCTCGCGCTCCAGATCCACCGCGCCCTTGAGACGCTCCCACAGCGCCGCCCCGATCGGCGCGTCTAGGTTGAACAGCTTCTGGTCGATCAGCTCGCGCAGAGGCGTGGCGGCGTTGGCCCCTGGCGCGTAGTCCCACCCCCGGTCAATCCCGGTCAGGTCATCGGGCGCGGTGGGGCGCGTCAGGGCGTCCGGGTCGATCCCCTCGCGCGCCAGGTCGCGCGCGGCAAGGCTTTCGATTCTGCATCGGCACCCCCAGCCGTTGGGGGCAAAGTGGGTCTGCCACCAGGGATCGTCGGCGGGCAGCACGGTGCCGTCCCAGGCCAGGTGGTGCGGGCGCGGATGCAGCACCGTATCGTTATGCACATAGCGCCAGTAGGGGCGCCGATGCTTGATCTCCTGCAACTGCGCATAGCGCCCGGCGGCGTGGCTGGTGCGCAGGTTGGTGGCGTAGATCACCTTGGTGCGCCACGCCTCGCCCGCAGGCGTGCCCTCGCCGGTCCAGCCGCTCCAGCCGTGTTTGTTGACGATGGCGGTGAAGTCCTTTCTGAATTCCTCCAGCGTCGTGCCCTGCTCGACGGCACGGGCGACGGCGGTCCGCAGATCGGCCAGCAGGTCCGCTTGCAGGGCGCCGGCGACGACGAAGGCGCGGTCGTGCGCGGCGCCCAGCAGATCGTCCCAACGCTCGGTGGGCAGATTCAGTTTCTGCTTGAAAAAGTCGAGCTGCTCGGCAAAGGGCAGCGCGCCGTAGTCAGCCATCGGCGTTGTCCACCGGACGGGACGCGGGACTGACGCTCGGATCGAGCGCGCGCCGCTCGAAATGCCGGGCGGCGATCGGGCGCCCGCACCAGCGACAGCGGCGCTCGGCGCGCGTCAGCCGACGCCGCCAGTTGTCGAGCGCCTCCAGCGTGGGAAAATCCGGCGAGATCACGGTCGCGCGGGCGCTGAAAAACAACGCGCCCTGGCAGGAACGGCGGTGCCGGCAGGTGGCGCGCGCGTAGTAGAGGAGCGCCATCAATGCGGCTCCAGAAACAGCCGACGCGCGTCGTGCTCGGCCCGCTTGCCGCGATTGAAGGCCGACACCGGGCGGTGATAGCCCATGACGCGCGTATAAATTTCTGTCGCCTGCCGGACCCTTCCGTCAATCATCGTGACAGTTTGCGCGATAGGATCGCAGTCGATCACAGACTTGTCGCCGGCTAATCCCCATGATTTCAGCCACGCGAGTTTGTGTGTATCCAGATTTCCAGAGGTCATAGGTGCGCTCGCATATCTTGCGGTGGTTAGCCATTCTGGATATGGTTGATCGGCGATAAGCGTCCGTTAATCCATAGCGGTTTCCTTTGTTCCAGGGCTCGCGGCCTCGCGTGTGGCGCGCTGCGTGATCGGCGGCGCTCAACAGCTCAAGATTCTCGATTCGGTTATCGAATGGGTCGCCGTTTTTATGGTGGACGTGATAGCCCACCGGGATCTCCCCGCGGAACTGAATCCAGACCTTTCGATGCGACAGAATCGGCTTGCCGCCAAGGGTGGTCGTCTTATAGCGTGCGGCCATGCCACACTCCCTTCATGTAGAAAATTTGAAGCCACACCTCGCAGGGCTGGCGCTCGGCGTCCGGCAGATAGGCGGGACAGCCGCCGCCGCAGGCGTCGAGCGTGGGGTGACGGCCGATCAGGCACGCGGCATGCCCGTCGGCGTTGACGAAGTGGGCGCAGGGGTTGGCGCTCATGCGTCGGCCTCCACCCGCCCGGCCAGTTCGCCGGCCAGGAATGCCTGCCCGAGCAACTCGGTCAGATCGGCGCCGTTCAACTCCGGATACAGGGTCAGTAACCGGGCGTTAAACGTCGCCAGATCGGGCGCGGCGTCCAGCTCGCGGCGGATGACCGCGAGCAGCCCGGCGTCGACCAGCGACGCGGCCTCGAACGCCAGGCGCTCAAGTTGGCGAGCGATGGGGTCCGGCGGGTCTGCGGGCGCGGCCAGGTCCGTCGTGGGCGCGCCGCGAATCTGGTCATTGCCGTCCTTGATGTCCCGAGCGCTTTCCAAGGACTCCTTGGGCGCCGCGACCAGCACGGCCTCGCCGCCGCGCGGCGCGGGGATGCCCACGACGTCGCGGATGTATTGCTGTGGGATCGGCAGCAGGGCGGCCAGCCGATCGATCCCCATGGCGTAAGCGTTCAGGGCTTCCGGCGGAATCGTGGCGCCGGCGTCGCCCGCGGCGCCATCCGTCCCCGCCCCCACCGCCTCCCAATCCCCGCCATAGGTCGCGACGATCTGGTCCAGGGTCGGGCGGTAGCCCAGAACGAAGAGCTTGGCGTCGCGCTCGGCGCGCTGGCCGAGGTCTTCGTCTTCCTCGGTGCGCCGCCAGATCGTCGGCGGCACGGCGCCGGGGATGGACCACTCGGTGACCCACTTCACCCAACTGAGATTGGCGCTGGCACAGAGCACGTCGGCATCGGCCTTGACCAGGTCCGCGCGCACCTCGCCGGCGTTGTCCTCCCCGCCCAGGCGCCCGGGCGTGCTGTCGGCGCCGGCGCTGTGCCCGAGGATCACCTTGCTGATGGCGGCGTCCCAATAGCCGGCGGCCTCGCGGTAATCCGCCGCGCCGGAGCGCCCGGCGCTGAGCAGCTCGGCGTCGTAGCCCTCGGGCATGATGATAGCGGCCTGACTGCGGATGGCGGTCAGGGCGGCCAGCAGCTTGGCCTTCTCGTCCTCCCCGGCGGTGGGCGGGAAATGCCCGGCGGCGGTGGGGCTGGCGTATTTGTCCAGGTTGATCAGCCACAGCTTGGCCACGCCGCGCTTGAACTGCACCGGCCAGTAGATCCAGTGCCCGATGCCCATGCCGTAGGGCTCGTCGTCATGGAAGGCGCCGGTGCGAAAGGTCCAGAACTTGCGCGCGGGCAGCGCGTCGCCGAGCGGGTTGGTGGCGGTCAGGAGCACCTGGGCGCCGTCCGGACGGTAGCCGAAGCGGCGCGGGTCGCGCACCCGGATGGCCTCCGGCACCACGCTGGCGCCGTCGCGCATCCACAGGCATTCCGCCACGCCCTGGCCGAAGTAGATGCCGTGGTGCATCTTGGCGGTGATCTGATCCCAGGGCAGCGCGGCGAGCAGCGCGCGAATCAGCTCGGCCGCTTTCTGGTCCGCGAGCCGGGTGCCGCCGGGCAGCACCTCCCATTCGGTGCTGACCACCGCCAGGCGGCGCTGTTGCAGGGCGCTGAACACCTGATGATCGGTCAGCGCGGCCACGTAGGTATCGAGCGGCAGCCCGCCGTCGCGCCCCGCCAGCGGGTCTTGCGAGGCCAGCAGCGGCAGGCCGTCGACGATCCCGCGCGTGATGTCCGCGCCGCCCGCGATGGGCGCCACCTCGTCAAACAACGGACGCGCCGCGCTGGCCAGGTCGACGGCGGGGCGGGCGAAGAGGGTTTTGAAGCGGGTTAGCATGTCAGTCCCCGAAGTGCGTGCCGCTGGGGACCGTGCCCCAGCCGATGGCGGCGATCGCCGGCGCGGCGGCGTCCAGGCCGAGCCCGGCGGTTTCGCGCGCGCCGCCGGTCTGGATCTGGTTGATGTCCGGCGGATCGGCGTCGGCGGCCAGCATCGCCAGCAGGCCGGCGATGGCGCTGTCGCCGTGGCGCTCGCCCCGGGCATCGGTCTTGCCGGCGGGCAGGCGCGGAATCCCGCGCACCAGCACCACCGCGCGGTGGTCCTCGAGCACGTCGTCGTGGCGGATCAGGGTCAGCGTGCGATCCTCCAGCGCCGCCTTGTAGCGCGGGAACTGGTCGCGATAGAGGGCCTCGGTGAACGACACGCACTGGATGCGGGTACGCCCGAACGCCTCGGCGGTCTCCTCGGCGATCTGCGCGCCGTTGCCGCCGGCGTCCAACGCGGCGCCCTGGAAGCGCGGCAACCGGGTCAGGCAGTGATGGAGGATCTGGCGCTGCTGGGCGAAGGGGACGTTGTGCAGCTCGATCAGGGCGCGCCAGGTGCGCTGCAGGGTGGCGCCGATCTCCAGCAGCACGATGGCGGTGGTGTCCCCGGAGCGCGCGAAGTCCATCCCGGCGACGTGGCGCCGGGTCGGGTCGAGGCTGGCGAGCAGCGGCTCGACCGTCGTGCACAGCCAGTCGGCGACGATCCCCGCGCGCACGCGCTCGGGCTGGGCGTTGAAGCGGGCATCGCCCGCGTAGCGCAGCAGCGGGCCGGAGTCGGCTTCCTCGGGCATGCAGGACTCGACCAGGACGCGCGGCAGATAGGCGCCGCCGCCCATGGAGGGGACGCAAAACAGCTCCTCCTCGTGATTGGGGCGGTAGCGGCGGATGAGTTGCGCGCGCCACGCGGTTTCGGCCGCCGGGCTCCAGACCTGGCCGGTGACCTGGCAGATGCGCCGATAGAGCCCGTCGGCCAGCGCGTCGTCGAGCGTGGTGCGATGGAGCGCGTAATCGAAACGCCCCGCGCGCACGTCCTGCAACAGCCGGTTAAACGGGCTTTCCGCGCCGTTGTGGGTGCTGAGGATGCGCACCTGGCCGCCCCACATGGTGACCGCCAGCGCGGCCTTGAGCAGCTCGTCGAGATCGTCGACGAACGCGGCCTCGTCGACCACCACGCGGTCGCCGGGGCGGCCCTTGGAGCGCAGGTTGCGCGGGTTGTTGCTGAATGCCTGGATGTGGTGGCCGCTGGCGAACTGGATATTGAAGACGTGAATATCCTTGCCGTTATCGGCCTTGAACACCGATTCGCCGATCGCCCCCAGGGCGGCGTCGAAGCGCTTGGCCCAGGCGGCGCAGTCGGCGATATAGGTCGCGGTCATGTCCTGGTTGTAGGAGATGTAGTAGACATCCCCGCCGCCAGTGCTGGCGCTGGCGTGCAGCACGTCATCGGCGGCCTCGCCGTAGCTGGCGCCGATGCGCCGAGACTTTTCCCACAATTTGACCTGCGCAAGATCTTGCGACCAGCGGATCTGATAGGGCAGCAGGACGGCGGCGTCAGACACGCGCGCCTCCGCACGGCTCCCACAGCCGCCCGCGCGTTCCGCAGCGGGTTTCGTCGTCGCGTGCCTCGCTCCACAGCGGGCGTAACGGCGCATAGGCGGGATGGGCGCAGCGGCGGGGCTGGTGCCAGTGGCGGCAGAACAGACAGCCGCCGCGGTGGGGGTGGGGGCGCGCCGTCACGCCCCCTCCATGATCGCCGCGCGCAAGGCGGCGATGCCCTCGGGGGAAACCCCCTTGCTGACGGCAACCGCCTCGGCGCGCTCGGCACTGGCGGCAGCGGCCTCGCGCTGGATGGCGGCGTCGCGCCGCCGCTCTTTCTCCAGTTGCAGGCGTTCCTGTTGAAGCTCCACGCGCCGAGCGGACAGGTCTAACTGGCGCTCCTTGACCTCGTGCCCCGAGAGGCGTGCGACGGATTCCGCGAGCGCGTGTAGAGCGTCTGCCGACAACTCCTCGTCAACCGTTTTGCGGAAAAGCGCTTCAGCCAGCATCGCCCGCGCCGCCGCGCCCACCTCGACCCCCGACTCGTCCAGCACAGCGCACGCGGCGGCGCCCGCCGCGCGCAGTCGCTCACGCACCTGATTAATGCTCTTGGCTGCCGGAACGTAGCGGTGGATCGCGCTGCGCGACACGTCATATCCCAGCCCCTGAAGCCACTCGACGTGCTCATCCAACCTGCCATAGCCGGCGTCGTGCAGCCGCGTCTCCAGCTCGTCGCGATGGTCTTTCTGGAGGCCGTAAATGCTGCTGATACGCCCCATGTCAGCGCCCCGGCGGCGGACGCGCCACGCCCGGCAGGCGCGCGACGCCGGTGGCCACGTCCTCGCCGCGCAGGGTGAGGGTGGCGATCTGGATCGGCCCGGCGGAGAGCACGAGGAGCCCCTGCTCGTCGAGCCAGGCGAGGTGGTTGCGCAGCTCGTCGCCGCTGATGCGGTGCCCGAGATCGGCCAGCCCGCCGCGCAACAGGTGTTCGTGGGCGGTGTAGTCGTTCTGGGTCTGCAGCATCCGCAGCAGGAGCAGGCGGCGATCCTCGCGCAGGCGCGCGGCGAAGCCGTGTCCGAGATCGGTCATGGGCGGCCTCCGGAGGCGTCCAGCAGTTGTTCGATGATCAGTTGCAGATTGCGGTCGATGCCGTTGAGGTTGCGGTCGATGCCCTCCAGGCGCCCGTCGATGCGCGCCACCAGCTCGGCCAGCTTGTCGACCCGCGCATGCACCCGCTTCAGATCCTCGTGACCGGGGCGCTCGTCGATGAGCTGACGCAGCGCGTTCAACTGCCCCGTGTGCAACGCGCAACTCTCGCGCGAGGAGGCATGCGACACGCCCGACTCGGCGGCGATCAGGCGCGTGTCGTGCACGTCGAGACGCTGATCGAGCCGGCTGGCCAGACGCTCCAGCGCCTCGCGCCGGGCCTGCGCTTGGTTGGCGAAATAGACATAGACGCCGATCGCGCCGGTCAGCACGAACTGCCCGAGATCGATGGCGAGTTTCCAGGCGGTGTCGGAGGCGAGCATGGCGGTCCTAGGGCGAGGGGGGCGAGGGGGGCGTGACCGGGGCGCGAAACAACGCCACCTCGGCGGCGCGGCGCGTGATCAGGCCCGGCAGCACGCGCCCGCCACCCCGGTTCCAGCGGGCGAACTGGCGCGCGGCGTCGGCACGCTGACCGCCGTTGAGCCGACGCAGCAGGGTCGAATCGGCGAAGGCGGCGGCGCCGACGTTGTAGACGAAGCTGACCAGGGCGCTGAATTCGTTGTCGTTGAGCGGCACGCGGACGGCCGCCGCGACCGCGCGCTCGGCGGCGCGCAGATCCTGGCGCAGCCGTCGATCCGCCTCGGCCAGATCGATGACCAGGCCGGGGGTCACGTCGCGCGTGGAGCCGTAGCCGATGGTCCAGACCCCGGCCGGACAGCGATAGGCGCGCAGCGTCAGGCCCTCGTGGCGCTGGATCAGCGCCAGCCCGGCGGCGTTGACGTGGCGCGCGGGGGCGTCGCTGGCATCAGGCATCGGGGCGCCCGCGCAGTTCGCGCAGTTTCGAGGCGATGGCGGCCAGCGCCGAGACGGCGGCGAGCAGCGCATTGAGCACGGCGGTCACCTCGTCGACGGTGCCCGCGAGACTCGCGGCGGTGCTGGTCGCGACGATCGCGCTCGCGGATGTGGCGGCCAGCAGGCGCCCGCGCAGCAGGGATTGCAGAAGGGTGTCGGCGGTCATGGTCGGCTCCGGGGCGGCGGCGGACAGATCGGGGCGGTGGGGGGTGAGGGGCACATGCCGCCAGCATGGCGGGCGCGCCGCTGGGCGTCCGTGAATGCGCGTGAGTGTTGCGGGGGGTGCGGATGGTGGCGGAGCGTGGCGGGGGCGGACGTTAATCGGGGTGATGGTCGGGGCAAGGGGCAAGGGGCGACTTCAGGTGTAGGGGCGACTCCAGTCGCCCAGTTGTCGGTTGTCGGTTGTCAGGCGCGCTCAAGGTGCTCGCGCACGAGACAGAGCAGGCGCAGCAGGGTGCCCAGCTCGTCGCGGTTGACCACGCTCAGGTCGCGCTCGGGGGCGAGCAGGTCGGCGACCGCGCGGAAGGCGGCGTTGACATCGTCGGGGCTGAGATGCTCGGCGATGGTCATGATTGCCCCTCCGCCAGCAGACGCAGCGCCATTTGCGGCGCGCGGTCGGCGTTGGCGCGGGCGAGGATGCGGTTAATGGTCCGGGAGTTGCGCCCGAGCGCCTTGCCGATGGCGTAGCGCGATGCGCCAGCGGTGAAACGGTCGAGCACCTCGGCCGCCTCCTCGGGGGTAACGGGGCGCGGACCGGGCTTGACGGGGGCGGCAACGTGAGCGATGGGCGCGGGCGCGCGATAGGATCGTCCGTGCTTGGCCTCCAGGAACAGGGCGTAGTCCTGCCAGGAGCCGCTAAAGGTCAGGGTCTCCGGAACGGACGGCTGAGCGGGCGAGGCTAAGTCGCCGCGCCGATAGGCGGAGTAGACGTCGATGATTTCCATCTGCACCGCGAAGGCGTTGACGGTGTCGGCCTTCATGCAGAGGAAGAGGCTCTGCTTTTCGTTGAGGTAGTACGCTTTGGTGGGGCGTCCGCCAAGCTCTCCGGAGGTTTGCCCCATGGTGGGGCAAACACTGATTTGACTGAGCTTTTCGAGGTTTCGCTGAATCAGGTCGCGGATCTTGCGCGGACGCTCGAAGCCCAGGCGTTCGGCGAGCTGAAGGTCTTGGATGCGGGGTTCGCCGTTGATCGGCGTGAGGATCAGGTTGGACATAACGAAGGTCTCTTTTGCACAGTTGAGAGACCGCCGCCAACGCTGCTAAACGTGTGAGGGCGGCGGACCGAGCGGGGTTAGCAGACCGGGCAAAGAGTAAACCGGCGCATCCGAGGATGCCCCCGCCCGGCCCGCCAAAATCGGAATTTGGCTAAGGACCAGGCACAAAAAAGGCGCCATCGGGTGAGCGCCTGTTGCGCTCTTTGCTCTTCGGGCTGCTACCCCCGGTCGCGGATAAGCCGCGACGAGGGACACGCTACGCCCGAGCGATGGCGGTTGTCAATCGGTCAAAACGAAAAGAAAACGGCAAATTTTCCTGATTACGAACATCGGTCCCGATGCGGCCTCGGCGCGTGAAGCCGTTCATGGTTCGACAAGCTCACCACGAACGGCTTCAGGATACTTTCTTCCTTGCCCCTTGCCCCTTGCCACTTGCCCCTTCGCTGGATGGCCGCGGGCCTCTACAGCCGGTAGGGTACGCATCGCGTACCGATCCCAAGCGCCGCGCGATCCGATACGAACGGTACGCGATGCGTACCCTACAGGCCGGCGAAAAGGTCCGGCTGCACCCGCGCGCGGTGCAGGTCGCGCTGGCGGCGCAGCGCCACGCGCACGCGGGCGGCGCTGAGCCCGTGGCGGCGCGCGAGGGCGTTGAGGCCGCCGGGACCGTCGACGGTGCCGTCGTAGCGGCTCCAGATCTCCAGGTCGCGCAGCGCGCGCAGGACCGCGTCGCCCTTGGGGATGTAGAGCTGGGTGCCGCCGTGCTCGCGCATGATGCGGGCGACGACGCGGTAGGCCAGGCGGCGGGCGAGCGCGGGGGCGGTCGCGGGCAGGCCGGTCAGCAGCTCGTCCAGCACGTAATCGCTGAGCCCGGCCAGCACGGCGGGCCAGCGCGCGGGGTCGTCGGCCAGGGTGTCGAGCGCGGCGGCGGGCAGGTCGCGCAGCAGGTCGGGGAAGAGATCATCATCGGTCATGGACGGCTCCGGGCGGGGGTGGAGGAGCGCGCTCATGCGGTGGGCTCCGGCGTGGCAGCGCGCGTTTTGCGTTGGCGCCGCGACAACGCGGCGATCAGCCCGCGCGCCTGCTCGGCGTCGATCAGCTCGACCGGGCAGCGGGTGTCGGCGCTCAGGCCGCGCTGACGACGCACGATGGCCTCGGCGTAGGACCAGGGGAGTTGTTGGTCGGCAAGCAGGGCCTGGACCTTGCGCAACAGGGCCTTGCGCGCCAGCGCGTCGGCGCGGGGACCGCGACCGGCGCGCTTGGGGGGCGTGGGTTTCCAGCCGGCGGCGCGGAACTCGGCCAGCAGTGCGGCGCGTTGGGCGCCGTTGAGCTTGGCGCTGGAGCTGACGCCGCCGATGCGCTGGAGCATGGCGCGATAGGTCGCGTCGTCCAGGCCCAGGGCCTGTTTGGCGATGTGGATATAGACAATTTCGCGATCCATGGGGCCTCCGTGGAGATTGACTGCTCGGTAGTACCGTTTGCGGCTGCTCGTCAGTGTCCGGCCACCACGCCGGGCAGACCCGCCGGGGGGGCGGGTTTCGCGGTTGTTAGCGTTTCGCGTCATTCCATCGCTCGACGCAATATTCCACGTTTTTGTTCATTTCGTCCCAGATCGCAATTTGGTAGTGCCCCAATCTATAGGATCTAAAATCTGACTGGATTTATTCAAACATGAATCACTGCCCAACTTGCAACACCACCAAGATCGTGAAGAATGGATTTAATGCAACCGGAAAGCAAAACCATCTTTGTCGGGAATGTGGCCGTCAATTCGTGATTGACCCCTTAGTTTCAGCGATTTCTGAAGAGACCAAATCGCTGATCGATCGACTGCTTCTTGAACGGATTGCGCTTGCTGGTATCGCGCGTGTTGCAAATGTCTCTGAATCCTGGTTGCAAATCTATGTCAATCAAAAATACGAGGGCGTTCCGCGCCAATTAAACGTGCCAAAGTTGTCTGATTTTCGACTGGTTGTCGAGTGCGACGAACTGTGGTCATTTGTTTTGAAAAAAGATGAAAAACAATGGGTTTGGATCGCGAAAGATCGTGACTCTGGATATGTTGTCGGACTTTATATCGGATCTCGTGGCATTAAGGGTGCGCAAGGATTATGGAATTCATTGCCACGCGATTATCAAGAATTGGCCGATTTCTACACCGATTTTTGGGAAGCTTATCAATCCGTTTTTCCAGAATTCCGTCATTACGCTGTCGGTAAGGAATCGGGAAAGACAAATCATATCGAACGATACAACTGCACACTCAGGCAACGTATTTCCAGGCTCGTACGAAAAGCACTTTCTTTCTCAAAAAAGCTTGAGAACCATATTGGAGCTATTTGGCATTTTGTCCATCATTATAATAGCACTCTCTCAGTTAAAGCTCATTCGTGAAATCATATAGAGAAGGGCACTACCCGCAATTTCAGGGCCTTGGCAATGACACGAAATGCCTTTGCACTCGACCCGCGCCCACCTAGAGCCGACAGCAATCTGCAAATGGTCTGACCTGCAAAACGGGCAGGGCTTGCACCAATGCAAGCCCCCAGCGGCAGATAATCTAATTCCCGTAGACATCGGACCTCGCAGATTCATCAAAGCCGCCCCAGCGGGGCCGCTTCCAGGGCGTTATGCCTCATAAATCGTCAGGCTCCACAGCGCTTGTATACTGCGGGATGTACCCGCCCTGCACGATGTACAGACCGCGCCGGGGCGCGGTTTCGCGGGGTTAGGCCGTCTCGACCGGCGGCGACCGATCGTCGTCCTCCGGGTCGCTGGGCGTCATGGTGTCGAGCACGGCCAGCAGGTCGGCGCGATGCAGCGCGATCTGCCAGTCCGGCAGCGTCTCGCCGGCAGCGGCCTGGCGCAGCGTGTCCTTGAGCCGCCGGTAGCGCTCGTCCATCATGGGTAGCAGCGCGGCGAAGCGTGCGACGGCGGCAGGGTCGGCGGCGGCGTCGTGCATGGCGATTGTCATCATCACTGGGGGCCTCTCATGGCGGTTTATCGAAAAGCGCATCTCGCGCCCTATCTCCAAGAATTGGAGGCTGACTACTGGTCATTGCGCCGCGCCATCGAAGGGACGGCGCCCAACGAGAATCTGGCCGAGCAGTATCACGCCAATCCCGATCAGTTCCGCGACGAGTACCGCGAGGTCGACTTCGACCGGGTGCTGCGCGCGTTGGCGCACTTCAAGGTGACCGCGGACATGCTCAAGCAGTTGAAGCGCCACAAGGCGATGCCGGTCGGCTGATGGCTGCTCGTCAGTGCCCGGCCACCACGCCGGACAGACCCGCCGGGGGGGGCGGGTTTCGCGGTTGTTAGCGTTTCGCGTCATTCCATCGCTCGACGCAATATTCCACGTTTTTGTTCATTTCGTCCCAGATCGCAATTTCAGGGCCTTGGCAATGACACGAAATGCCTTTGCACTCGACGCGCGCCCACCTAGAGCCGACAGCAATCTGCAAATAGTCTGACCTGCAAAACGGGCAGGGCTTGCACCAATGCAAGCCCCCAGCGGCAGATAATCTAATTCCCGTAGACATCGGACCTCGCAGATTCATCAAAGCCGCCCCAGCGGGGCCGCTTAACCGGGCGTTATAAGGAATGGAGGTCGCCTTGGTGATACTGAGTCGCGCCAGCAACCCGACGGCGGCGTCGTCCATGAGGGCGTTGCAGTAGCCCGAGCCGTTGTCGACATAGAAGATGGCGGGAATGCCGCCCACCAGACAGGCGTGACGCAGGGCGTCGAGGACGGCCCAACCGCTTTCGGCCAGGGCGATCGACCAGCCGACTGAGCGGCGCGTGCAGACATCGAGACAGGAGGTGATCTCGGGACGGAACGGGCGGCCGTGGACGGGATGCCGGATTTCGGCGTCGAAGGTGTGGCCGTCCGTGGTGTAGACGTCGCCGGGCCACATCTCGCGGGTGGAGCGCCGCCGGAAGGGCTGGAGGTTGCGCAGGTCGCGGGTGCCGAGCCGGCCGCGTTCGCGCTCGACGCTGCCGAGTTTTTTGAGGAAGCGGCTGGCGGCCCAGTAGCTGGGGGCGGCGGTGCCCTCGGGCAGGTGCTGGGGCAGTTCGCCCAGCGCCCAGGCGAGGCTGGGCTTGGTGGGACGCTGGTAGAGCTGGAGCAGCGCCGGCGCCCAGGCGGGGACGCGCTGGCGCTCGGTGGATTTGGGGGCGAGGGCGAGATAGCCCTGGGCGCGGTCGGCGAGCCAGCGATAGAGGGTGCGGCGCGAGAGGGTGCGCTCCCCGTCCGCGCCGCCGCTCTTGGCGTTGGCGACGCCCAACATGGCGGCAAGTTCGGGGGGCAGTTGGCCCAGATCGGCTTGGTTGACCAGGGTCTTGATGGATTTTTCGAGCCCGAGCACGGTGCCGAGGCGGTCGATCTCTTGCAGCAGGGCGAGCCGGGCTTCCATGCGCCGGCGCTGCCAGTCTTTGAGTTCGGTGACGTCGCGGGGGGCGTTGGGGCCTGTCCTGAGCCGGGTCGAAGGGGTGGGGTTGGTGGCTAAGTGGCGGTCCGCCGCTGGGTCGGCGCTGACCGCGGTCGGGTTGGCGGCGACCAGGCTCCTGGCGTCGGGAAGATGGTCGGGGGCGCTGACGGGCACCAATTGGGTGACGTCGCCGGAAAGGGGCGCGACGACGGGCGCGGCCAGGGCTGGAACCTGGGCGATGGCGACTTGCAGCAGGTGGTCCTGGGTGATTTTCGGGAGGGATTTGAGGGCGTATTCCTTGCCGCCGCCACGGCCGGGGCGGGGTTGGTGTTTCCAGGCTTGGCGCGTTGCGACGTCAATGACGCCCTTTTTGGTGCCCGGCAGCCCAGGCAGGCCAACCAAATCGACGACCGAGTACCAGGATTTCATGACGCGCCTTCCTCATTGAGCGCGGCTTGCGCGGCGCGCAAAAATTGCAGGCCGATCCAGCCCAACACCACGGACAACAACATCCGGCAGCCGTAACGTGGCGCCCCCCCTTGATTCGTCGGCAACGAGATTGCCGAATCGCCTGCAAGATGCTGCTGCGTTTCAATGGGTAGCGATTCAATGGCGTATTCCTTGCCGCCACCACGACCAGCGCGGGGGCGATGATTCCATCCTTCGCGCTTGGCTCGAAGCTGAATCGCCCGCCCGGTTTTTGGTAAGCCAGGCAGCCCCATCAATGCCGACACCGAGTACCAAGACTTCACGCCCCTGGCTCCTCATCGCTAATAGCGATGCTAAAGTTGGCCTTAACTTTCTCTTTCCGACGAAAGGTCGGTCTAGCCATCGGCGCATTGGGCCGTTGGCGTACCGGACGACCGTCCGCGTGATAGCGATCCGGCCATAGATCGGCGGGCGACACCTCCAAGACGCTTGCAATCGCCGCTTCGACTGCGGGGTACCGATTGCGGTGGACGTGATGCACAGCCTCCCGCGTTAAGCCCAGATCGCGGGCCACGGCGCTGAGCGAGGAGCCGCGTGCACGGAGGGCAGCCTTGATCAGCTCCCAACGAGCGGCGGGGTTTTTGGGGTCTAGTAGTTTTTTCATGAGTAAAGTATTGACGCATATTTGCGGCGCGTCAACGCTTTTTTGCGGCAAAAGCCCGCTTAAAACTTTTAGCCCTTCAATATTGCGGATCTTTTGCCTAGAGCGGTAAAAGTTCTAAAAAGTTGAAGCCAGCAATCAAAACAGGAAAAAACCATCAAGAACTTGATATGAATACAAAAAAATTAAACTTTTTACCTTCGGAAGAGATTGCTGCGCGAGGTAAAACTTCTAGGCCAGAACTTTATAGCCGCATTAGTGCTGTCTCTGACCTTTTTGAGACTCGCAAAAAAGCGGCAGAGGCGGCTGGCATCTCGACCGATCAGCTTGCTCGGTATGCCAATGGCCAAAGCCAGCCTGGCCTCGTCCCGATTGCGAAGATGTGCGATGCCGCCGGCGTCCGGCTGGGCTGGCTATGGACAGGCGAAGGCCCCATGCGCACTGGGGGAGCACGCCCGGAACCAACGGCTCCAGCGGGGATCTGGGAGGAATTTGCCCTGGTGCCGCTGTACGACGTGTCGGTCAGCACCGGGCCGGGGGTCTTGGTGGAAAGCGAGGCGGTGCTCGCCCAGTTGGCGTTTCGTCGCGACTGGCTGCGCCAGACCGGCATCCAGGCCGACAACCTGGCGGTGGTGCGGGCCGTGGGCGACTCGATGGAGCCCACCATCCGCCACGGCGACGCCCTCCTGGTCGACCGCGCCAAGCGCGAGCCGGAGGGTGGCTACATCTACGTCTTACAGATCGATCACGAGCTGCGCGCCAAGCGCCTGCAACGCCTGGCCGATGGCCGGGTCCGGCTCGGCACCGACAACTTCGCCTATGCCGAGGAGTTCATCGAGCGCGACCGCCTCCACCAACTGGAAATCGTGGGCCGGGTCGTCTGGAAGGGTGGAATGATGTGATGCCAAGCCGTATCGGCGAAGTACCAAACTAAATGCAAAACCGATAGGCAACGACTGAATCCAAGCCGATTAGTGCCAACTCAAGCGCAAAATCGAAAACCTCGACAAGCTGCATCAACCTCCTGTTTTATCGGCGTAAATCGCGCCAATCATCCATATCCTTTAGGTGCCAATACAGTTACTAACCCACAGCCAGTCGCTTCAGCCGTTGCGCCACGTCCTCGGTGGTGATCCGAACGCCATCGAGTTCCCGGCGAACGAGTTGCACCAGCTTTTCGTCAGCAGCCAGCATGCATTGAAGGCAATCCCGATAGAACGTGTCGGGATTGGTAGAATCTGCGGTAGCCATGCGGTAAGCCTCTCTCACTGTTGGTCAGTGCGCCGGGTGCCGATGTAGGGTCGGTCCGGCGCGCGCTTCAAAATTTCACATCGGCCTCAGATGGTTGATCGTCTAGCATTTCATGCGCTTTCAACACCCCTAGTTCGCGCGCCAAGTCCTCAAGATCGCAATGCGTGGTGACAACGCCACTGCAATTCTCCACGGTGTACCAGTCACCTAAATTGGAGTGCCGGCTTCCTTCACGACATGCGCGCAATTGCGAACCGAAAGGATGGCCATCTTTTCTCTCACCCGGTCGCAGTGAGCGGGGGACCGTGGCGCCGCCTGGCGGCGGGGCGCGGTGGAGCGTGCGGTTGAATCAGTGTTGGCGAAGGCGGTGCAGACCGGCCAGGGATACCTCCCCTGGTGGCCCGAAGTGGGTCGCCCACAGGCGTTCGCGAGTTTTGGTGCGGGGTTTTGGTGTGGCGCGATGACCGCTGAAACCAGCCACAGCAAGGGTTCAGCGCCGGCGCTCTTTGTGGTCAAAGACCGCCGGACAAAAGCTGGTGCTCGCCTGAGCCGGATGCCATACGGGAGATTGCCGATCCGCCGTGAACAGCCGCATCCAGGTGCCGCCTGTTCCGCATCGGGAGCTATCGACCCCTGTCCGCGTGATGTCCGGAGCTGTTCAGGTTCTGTCCGTGTCGTCTCCGCTCAAGCCGGGTGGCACGCTTCCGCGCGACAAGCCTTCAATCGTTGCGCGGCGCATCTCCGGATGATTCAGGAACCGCTCGCAGGCGTCGATCACGGCCCCCGGATCCTGTCGGTTCTTACCCCGCAGCGCGCATTCCCAGACGGTCAGGACGCGCCAGCCGGCCAGACGCAGGGCGTTGAGCACACGGTCGTCACGCGCACGGTTCTCACCCAGCTTCCGTTCCCAGAACTCCCGGCGCGTGGCCGGGGTAGCGGAGAGATGACAGCCGTGCGTGTGCCAGAAACAGCCATGGATCATGATGAGTGCCCGGCGTCCGGGAAAGACGATGTCGGGGCGGCCCGGCAGTTTGCGATCATGGATGCGGTAGCGGTAGCCTCGGGCGAAGAGGGCGCGGCGAATCAGGATTTCCGGCCCGGTATCGCGCGACCGAATGCGTGACATGCAGCGCGAACGCTGTGCCGGCGTCAGCACATCGCCGGATGGCTTCGGTTCCCCAGCCTCGCTCAT